CTAGACGCGATCATGGGCCTGATATCCTCCTACAAAGCGGGGTTGGCGAAGCGCAAGACCAAGAAGCCTAAGAAGGTTGCTATTTGCGTGGGTCATAGTCGTCGCGGGGACAAGGGCGCGGTCTCTATTGGTGGGGTCAGCGAATGGGATTACAACAAAAAGGTCGCTGACATTTTGCAGGCCCAGCTACGCCACCAAGGAATCACCTCTACCGTATTCGATGACTACCCGTCAGAAAGCTACAACGGCGCGATGAACTGGCTCGCTCGAAATATCAGAAAAGAGAAGAGCGACCTCGCGATTGAGCTTCACTTCAACAGCTACTCAAAAAAGAAGGCATCAGGATACGAATACCTTTACTTCATGGGGAGCAAGAACGGGAAGCGCCTAGCCGACTGTTTCCTCAAAGCCCACGGTGAATCATTCACCTCGCAAACTAGTCGCGGAGTCAAGTCAACGGACGCAGTGCAGCGTGGCGCAGCATTCTTGCGTAGAGTGCCACCACCCGCCGTGATCTGCGAACCATTCTTCGGGAGCAGCCCAAAGGACTGGGATCTCTTCGAGTATAAAGGACTGCTATTGGCAGGCGCTTACACGCAGGCAATCGTTGAATACTTTAAGAGCGAATGAAGAAGCGCACAAAAGACAGAGACTACCGCAAAGAATACCGAGACTTCCACGGTAAGCGGAAGCAGAAAAAGAATCGGGCCAGCCGCAACAGTGCGCGGCGAAAGATGAAGAAGCTTCTAGGTAAGAAGATCAAGGGCAAGGACATAGACCACAAGGATGGTAACCCGAAGAACAACTCACGAAAGAACTTACGAGTTCTTAGTAAAGCACGTAACAGATCCCGTAAGTGAAATCACTAAAGTCAGTCATGATCGCAGGTCAGCGGATCAAGATCCAGATGACTGACTTGGACTCAGCCTACGGGCAATACCTCCACGACAGGAAAACAATCCAGCTCGATACCCACATAACGGATGACGACTTCATCACGACCCTCCGCCATGAAATGCTCCACGCAGCCTTCCACATCTCTGGCATCTCCTTCTGTGAGTCCTTTCAGGAAGAAGCCTGCATCCGCTGCATCGACGAGGTCTTCTTTCCAGCCTACGAACGAATCCTTAAACGCTTAAAATAATGCCAGATACAGAACAATTCAAAGATGCCGTTGAGAAACGGGTATTAGTTATCGGGAAGAAACCCGAAAACGTCGAGGATGTAGGGGAGCCTACAGTAACCTCTATGATCCTAGGACACGAAAAGTTTTCTCCTACACCCTACTCGGATTTTAAGCAAACTAGTATTGGGTATGGGACAAAGGCTAAAGAGGGGGATACGTCGATAGACGAAAAGGAGGCCCGTAGAAGGGCCATTGAGCGTATCACAGGAGACCGGAATGTTATCTTAGGTGCCATGAAGGAATGGGGTTACAACTGGACCCCTACACAGGTAAACGCGCTTACTAGTTTTCGATATAATATCGGGAATATCGGGGAATTAACGGCCAACGGAAAACGGAGTGATGCTGAGATTGCCGAAATGATTCTCCAATATAACAAAGGTAAAAAAGGGGATGAGTATGTGCCCCTTGCGGGGCTTACTAAACGACGGGCAGAGGAATCTGCTCTGTTCAAGAAGGGCATGGGGCAGAAAGAGGGAGTAGAAATTGGTAGAGGGAAATAAAAGCTTTAAGCAACAATGCGCATAAGCGCAAATCATGAGTAGATTCATAACTTACAAACCAACGGCAGATGACGTCGCTGAAGCCTTCAGAAGATCTAAAAAACTAGGGAGTCTCAAGACATCCTTCACGAACGGGAAAGGGAACATGACAGGCTTCTTAGGAGAAGTCGCGTTCGAGAAAACTTTTAAGCAGTTTACCTACGTCGGCGATAAGTCTTACACGCACGACTACGAATACAAGGGACTCAAGGTCGATGTTAAGGCGAAGAAATGCACGTCGAAGCCGAAGCTGAACTACAACGCTTCAGTAGTGAAGACGAATTTCAGCAAGTTTGAGGCTGACATATATTTCTTCATGCGCGTCCACGAGAGTCTCAAGAAGGTCTGGCTCTGCGGTTGGTCTCATAAGAGGTCCATCATCCACAAGAAAAGGCTCAATAAGAAGGGCGAGCGTGACGCAGACGGATTTCGCTTCAAGGCGGACGGCTACAACATCGAGATTAAGAAGACCCGCAGGCCGGATGCCTTAGAGTCACTCACCATCCGGCGGTGACCCGCTTAGTTTTTATTCTGGTGAGGATGCGTCGTGGAGGAGGTGACCCTCCTTTTTGTAGATGGGCCTTATCCCGTTAGGTGCTACGAGTGCTACAAATGACCTCAAAGGGGCATCCATGTAGACGTCGATGAGTGCAGGGTCACCACCAGCTTGATCTAATATCTCCCGCAGGTCCACCCAAAACTCACCACATAGCTCATTTTTTCTGATCTGGAGATTGGTCATTATCTACCAATATCAAACTGGTCACGTAAGTCGATAGTCCAGATTTTGCCCCCTCCCTTTCCTTTAGAAAGGACGGGCCTGATCTTGCTACTGGTCCGTGCAGATTCTTCCATGACGGACATTCCGCGTCTAATGAACTCTAGGTTGTTGGACATGCCAACATTCCGGCCATTATTGAAGTCATGAAGAGTTGTTTGGAACTCCGTTAGTGTTCCCGTCCATGAATCGTTAGCAGTGACCTCACGGCACCTCTTACTAAAGAAGTCCACGAGTTCAGATATGGAACTCCGCGCACTATTGTCATAGGCCGCATCCGCAATTTTAGAGTCGATGTAGCTACGAACACCGAACCGACCCGTATCGAGAACTTCTGTTGGAGGATTCCAGTCTAGCAAGAACTTGCCAAAGTGGGGAAGCTCTTCGTCGATGGTCTCCTCCAATTTGTGGTTGGGTGGGAAGTTGTCGGTGGAGTCATCGCTAATTAGTAATGCGATGAGCTTGTCACGGTTGCTTGAGTCTAGTGAGGGGATCACCGACAAAGAGTTGGCATCCATGTTCAATGACAGCACGACTCGACCAGTCCAAGGGACAGACAATGAGTCAGCGTATTTGGCCTGATACTCAACTCGCGGGTTAGCAACCGAACGCTTAAGGAGTTCGGTGGCGCGTCGCTGGTCTTGGAAGCTCGCTGCAGATGTCGTGTCATCGATTACCCACGCAGCCACTCTTCCTAAGTCTTTGTTGAACTTTGTTTGTCCTGAGAGGTAATCAGAGGCATCGGCGAAACCACCCACAAGGCCACTAATGACTTTGTTAGATAGTAGAGATTTTCCTCGTCCTGTGGGTCCGACAAGTAGTAGCGCCTGTCCCTGCATCTGCTTACGCTCTAAAACGGCGTAATAAAACCGTTGGAGCCACGCATATAGGTAATCTGTGGCTGGTCTATCGCCACTAGCGACAAATAGCTGGCTCAACCATTTATTGAGGAAGGGCCACTTGGCGGGGTCGCCGTCAACGTCTGGCTGGATACTATTGACTCTCGCGCAGTTAAGAATACGACTCCCATTGTAAGAGACAATTCTTTCTTTGGAGAACACAACGGGTGCGATATCATCAATCCGATTGTGGTTACTCACGGTCAGCAGAGCAGACTCAACTTCGCTAATCGTCTGACCCTTTTTCACTCTCGTTGAAAATCCGGCTTGCCTGAACTCTAGGACAAGTTGCTCTTTAGGTATTGAGACGGCATTACCATATAGGAGCTTAAAATAGCTCCGTCCATTGAACCAATACTCATCCAGCAAGATGGACATCTTTTTATCTTCGTAGTCGCTAACAAAAGCTCTCCCGAAGATCTCAGCCCAACTCATGAATCCTTTTCCCGCTCTGTCGCTGTAGCAGACCACGCCGTCTTCAACCACTTGGCAACCATCCCGATCAATCCCGTCATCGATCCAGAAGAGGGGGCCACGCGAGCCCACTTCAAAGTCATTGATCCAGCGATTCGGGAAACGGGATTCAACTTCTTTTGCAACAACATTGATGGGAACATTAGTGTCACCTGATTGAGGCGGGTTTTTACTGACCGCTTTGGCTAGGGTAGTGTTGATCAGGTCATGGAGGACAACCCCACCTATGTGAGTCCAGTCTTCGCCAAGCTCAAAATACTGGTTTGGTTTAAGTGAAGTATTGTCGAAACCAGCATAGGCCGAAGTCACCTTCATCTTCTTGGCCAGCTCTTCCATAAAGGGAGCGTAAACTTCAGGTGAGATAGGTAGTGGCGTGTCAAACTCCCATATTAACCTCAGATACCCTGATTGAGTTTTCGTTGACCACGTAGGCAGCATCTTCCCAAATCGGGCGCTTAGATCGTCCTTCAGCGCAGACCAGTTGACTTTTACGCCTGCGTCGTAGTCTGCAACCAGACCATAAACTTTGTTTACGGGGTTCTCATTGCTGACCCTCTTGGAGGGGGCTCTGCCTTCCGCGCAGCTATAGAAACAGTGATCCGTTTTTGCGTCGGCGCACCAACTGCGGTATTCCGCTTTGGATTTAAAAGAGGGCTTCTTTTTTTTGATCTTACTTAGATCATTTGATTTTTCAGCTTTATGGTCTTTCAGGTTTTTCAGGTAGCGGTATTTCATTTTACTTTTGGTATCTATCGAGAATTTTTCCTTCGGAGGCTAATGGGATGTCACTGATCCAATCAGGTGGAATAGACATTATTCGTATGACATCCGCAAGAACCCTTTCCGCTTCGCTCTCGTCACACTCTACAACAACCTCATCGTGGACGTGTAGTATTATGTCGTGGCCAGCCTTGTCAATCTCTAACATGTGGAAACAGAATATGTCCCGCGCTAGCTTTTGCGCTAGGTTCTCCGCTTGCAGACCGTGCCATATCTTTGTGGCTGTTTTCTTGCCGTGCCTTCTAGGGAATCCTACGTATTGCATCCCTCTAGAAGACCTGCTCATTTTAAGTTTCCCATAGCTCAGAGTGGAACCTGAAGGCAGCTCGTGTCTCAGCTCCGAATTTGTGTTATACGCGCCCCTCATATCGCTTTTCAGCTTACGCCAGAAAGCGGTAACCTTCTTCATGGTGCGGCGGTAGGTGCTGACAAGGTTCTCAGCTTCCTCTAGCTCGATGTCATACATGGAGGCGACCTTATCAGGGCCACTCCCGTAACCACTACCCAATGTCCCCGCCTTTACAACGTGTCTAAGTAGTGGGTCTTCGACTTTCAGACTACCTCTGTCCTCGGACCACAGCCCAAATTGGATGGCGAACACTTCGTATATATCATCACTCTCCGCGATCTTAGCGAGCATCTCTGTATCTCCGGCGAGCCAACTAAGGGTGCGGACTTCGATTTGAGAAAGGTCAACAACAACTAGCTTTCGCCCTTTAGGAGGTTCAATAATATTCCGCATATTCACCCCGAACATAACGTCTCGCGGCAAGTTTTGAAGGTTGAGGTTCCCACCACTGCCACTAAAGCGACCAGTGTGAGCCCCGTAATACATCATGCCACCGTAGTAGCGCCCGTCACCCATCGTAGCCATGTCAAATGATGCCAGCTTCTTTTTGAATGAGTTGATGCGTCTCCAATTTGTCACTGCGGCGACCCAATGGTATTTCTTACCGTGGCGACGAATCCAGTCTTGGGCGTCTAGATCTGTTTGTGCGAGAGACGCAGGGGGCTCAATATTGTTTTTGATGCACTCTTCGTCAAATGCTTTGCGGCTAAGGAGCGGCCTGTCCCCATTCCAAGGGATCGCTTTCTCAGTTTCAAACAACTGTGCGCTAACGCTTTCTCGCGCTTCCTTAATTAGGTCCGCATTAACGGGCATGCCCCGCTGCACAACGTCCCGATTTAATCTGCTTATGTCACGCTCAAATTGTGGCCACTTACTGCTATGTTCCTGCCATAGCTTTAGGCACCACTCAGAATCCTTTAGTGCATACTCTGTAACTTCTGCTTTAAAGTCTTCATCCATCTCATGCCAATTCTTGTTCAGCATGTTATCGCGAGTAGTTTTTTCTAGGGATACGCCGAATGTGTCCTCTACAGCACCCTTGAGATTTCTAGGTAGTGCGAGATATGCGCACATATCTGCAGTGCAGTGCCATTTATGGTATTCCACTTTTGACCACCAACCACAGCTCTCCCCATACAAGTAGAGAGTTTCATCAAAGCTAGCATTATGCGCTAGGACTATGTTGTTTTCCAGCATAGACCAATCGAAGTCTTTTGGGTGCCCAACGAACGTGTATCCGTTGTCCCCTACTACTGAAACCATATACGCATCAAACAATGCGTGAGAGAAATAGCCCAACGGGCCTAATGTTTTTATGCTGCATTCCTTTGAGTAAAAGGTCTCAAAGTCTACAGCGAAAGTAATTTTATTCATTTTGGGAAAGCAGCGGCCTACAAAGGTAGGCCGCTGCCTATTATAATTGAAACTAAAAGGAGGCCTCGGCCTATTCTTCTAGTGGTAATTCAAGCTGTCCCTCACACTGACTAATCACACTATCGAGTGCTTCTTTGACCAGTTCGAGACGCCTGATGTTTTGTTGGATAGTTGCAAACTGTCCACTGACTTCCGTCAACATCCCCGCGACAACGTCACGTTCTTGTTTAAGGAGGTCTACTCTGTCTTCTTCTTTTTCTTCTACTTCTACTACGTGCATAAGATTTAGCTTTGGAATTTAGATGCGAACGCGATTACTTCCTCTGGAGTGTCCTCTTTGGTAGCAGTCAAAGAAGGATTATGCCACGAGTATTTCCCTTTAGACAACGGCTCTGACATGAATGACCATATCTTGTTGTGGACGGGGACCCCTTCGTTAAATGCCGCGAAGGTAACCAACCGCTTGAATGTCGAGCGGTAGGCATTCTTAGCGACGTTGATCTTGCCAAGGGCGTAATCATTATCTCCGATAGGGAGCTGGTAGGCTTCGTCATCTTTGCACCCTTCAGGCTTCTGGACTAGAAGCGTGATCTCTGCAAATTCGATCATACCCCACTCTGATTCAGACTCAATTTCGTCTGCACGAGCCTTAGACCATGCGGTCTTTGGCATCTCCTCCTCATCATATGGGATGTTCTCCCGCCAACCTTTTTGGGCTGACACAGCGACCACCTTAACGGGGACCTCTGCTTCAGATAGGACGTGCTTTCGGTCGATAACAAGTGCTCCTAAAGGGGCATCTGTTTCTGTCATCTTCTGCACCACGTTGATGCGAGGGATTTCAAGGTCAGATGGGTCGATCTCAAAACCTGCGGAACCTACGGCTAGGGCATTTACTGTTTCTTGTTTAACTACTTCTTGTTTTGCTGTTTTACTCATTACTGTTTTACTGTTTCTTGTTCTACTTTGAAACGACACTAAATCGTTCCTCGGAAATTTGGAGAATACCTGCGTCTTCGCAGGCAGCAAGGAAATTTTGTTCTTTTTCTGATTTCTTCCCTTTTTCTTCCTTTGAAGCTACTTTCTTCGCGACTCGTGAGAGTGGCAATGAAACCATTTCAAGGAGCTCGTCACGGGGTAACCCGAAGTCTTCTGCGATCTTTAATAGTGTCGCATTGCTGGTGATGCTGCGTGGCTTACCCATACTGCGGAGTCGGAGGCCCTCAAGGTCACCTCCTTTTTTCAGGTAGCTTCTAGCTTTATTCTTAACCGTCTTAGCCCACTCTTCCACGATCTTAGCAACATTGAAAAGTGTCGGCATATGATCAGGGTCGTCATAGGCATAAGGGTCAATATCCTCAATAGTAGGCTCGATCTTTCTGGCAGTCCCCACCGCTAGGTAGCCCAACGCAGGGCACTTGTCTTCGTGCTTACAGAATCGGCAATACTGAGAGGGGGTGCACTCACTAAGCTCAGGCTGTCCCGTCTCCCATTTGGGCCGGATGCGCTCACCGTCACGAATGACGTCGTGCAGCTCAATAATGAGGCGTGTCAGGTCACTCCTTTTAAAAGTGTAGTGTAGGGAAGCTTTGTGCTGGGGCACGTAGAAAGCAAAGGTAATCTGGTCAATGTCCGTATACCGCTGGAAGGCCCCAACAACGTAGGCTTTGGCTTGCCAGTTATCTTCGGGCGGGTCAATAATACTGATGCCTGTTTTATAGTCTGACATCACCGCGTTACCGTCTTCGAGAATCAGGAATCGGTCACAGGTTCCAAATGTCTCTACACCAAACAATTCAATGTCTACTTGGATTTCATTTAGCTCCTCTTTGATTGGTGCGAAGTTTGTCATGAATTCCTTTTCCATTTCTACGATCTGTTCATAGATCACAAGCTCCTCCTCAGAGTGTAGTGCAGAAGGATCGAATATCTCTAGGGCTTCGTGGATTCTGGTCCCCATCTCAGCGGCGGGTGACGAGCCATCTCGGCCTTCGTAGGCTGCGCAGGTGGCGACGTATTTTAGGCTCGACGGAGAAAATTCCGCGTGGCCTCTGCTTTGGTGGTCTGGTTGGTTGCTCATTATTAGTGATTCGGGTTTAGAATAGCTCCAGTTGGATTGTCGCGTTTTTTATGATTGGTAGGAACTGGTAGAGAGATTGCCGACGATTGGTTACTTCGTAGTTGATCTTCCTCTTTTTCCTAAGATCTCTTAAAACACGATCTGAGGAAGCAGGAGCCACTTTCCCACACTGCTCGCGGACACTGTCTCGGAGGTCGTCAGCGTGGAACGCAGCGTCAGGGTCAGCTTCATAGAACGCCAGTATAGCCACCCCTATCCTCTGGCTTACTCGCTGGAGGTTTTTGGTTTGTGGTGAGTGGGCGGGTGTAGTTGTCATTGTGGTTGGTTGGTTGCTCATTATTTTTTCCTACGTTTCTTCTTAAGTTTCTTGGCTCCTGCATGTTTAGAGAAGGTGTGCGGGTGTTGGGGTGCGCCTCCGCTGAAGCGTGCGTTAGAATATCCGCGACTAGGTCCGTGAGTGGGTTTAGTTTTCATTTGTTAATGTTTTACTTTCTTTTGTGTGAACTATGCATACCTGTTGCGCTTACTGCCATCCTTCGGTAAGCCCTCCGGTTGAGTTTCTCTTCAGGGACTACGCCACCCGCTTCTCGAAATGACGTAAGAGCGGCCTTGATCCACAAGCTATTCTTCTTAGACCGCACCCACCTCTCGGTGGCCACGCTCCAATCGAGTCCTTTCTTGTATGCCCCAAAACCAGCCTTTCCAGCGCCGCTGTCGATGTTCCCTCTATTTGTTATTTTCATTAATGTAGGGCTCTAATGTTGGCTACTTTCTTCTCGATTGCTTCGATTACTTTCTCTTCAACAGTGTCGCTTGCAACTAAAATTTTCTGGATGGCATCACTTTTTGCGCCGTTGCGGTGTATACGCCCCAACGCTTGCATGTAATCTTTGACGTTAAAAGAGGGGGAGATGAGCGTGACACGCTGCCGCGCTCCATTCACATCATGTAAGGAGATGCCTGTTCCGCCCGCCGCAGTGTTGACCACTAGAACGTGCTCCTCATCTCTTTGGAAGGCGTCAATGATGTCCTGTCTGTCTTGAGCCTGTTGGCCACCTCTGATACATTTACATTTTAGGATGCCACAGAGGGTGTCTACGGTATCACTAAAGTTTACGAACAGCACAACGCTTTTGTGCTGGTTGACCAGCTCCTTCGCCATGTCTGCCATGTCCTTGACTTTGAATGACTCAGCGAGTTGTCTGGCCCTCAGTAGGTTGACCATCTCAAATTCGCTGTCTTCGACATTGGAAGACTCAAAGAACTTCGTGACAATAGCGGGAGTAATGCCTGCTTCTTTATAAGCGTTAAGAATCTTTCGTTGATCCTGAAACTGGATTGGTTCTATGAAAACACGATTCGCTCTAAAGGAATCAGGGAAGTCATGGACGGTCAGTCGCTTACAATTGTTAGCATACATTATATCGTGTAGCTCTAGGAGTTTAGACCTTTTTTTCAACTGCCATTGATTCCAAAGATCCTGCGCACATCCAAATTGAAGCATCCAACTATACCAATTTTTCTTCGCACCCTCTGTTTTATTTAACGAGTGGAGGTCTAAGGCATAGCCGAGGGCCCTCATTTCAGTGGGGTCTTCAGCAGCAGTAGCTGACATCATGTGTAACTGGTGACCTTGATTTACAAGGCTAATTGCAAGCTGTGAATTTAAAGTATAAGGGCCCTTCATCTTGTGAGCTTCATCACATAAGACCAAAGTATTATCAGGTAAGTTCCATAGGAATATCTTCTTACCCCTCTTAGCCATATACTCCATTTTTCCCGTCCGAATCTTCTCGTAGTTTACGACGAACAGTGGGGTGACTCCCATTTCTGCTAGCTCGCGCTCCCATGCGGGGATGACTGCTTTAGGGCAGATCACTGCCACGGGCCCCTTTAGTGTCCTTGCGATGTATGCTGCTACGACTGTCTTGCCTGTTCCAACATCACTGCTATCCAGTGTGTTGACTCCGTTTCTTAGGCAGCGCAGAAAAAAATCAGCGGCCTCTTGTTGTTTCTTGAATAGTGTCTTCATCTTTATTTTTGTTCATGTCGGCGAAGTCGCCTATAAGGCCCATAGCAATGCGGCCTTCTTTTGTTAGTCTTTCATTTTCACTTATGCCCCGCAACGTATTTGTTGCTTGGACACTGTTATTCTTAATTTCGCTTCCTAAACCGTTGAGAAAATCAACGTGTTGGGGTACGCTCATCATTATAAACTGATCTATAAGTAGCATGTCAGTGGTGCATCTTTTGCGTCATGGTTGCATGGTAAAGGGCGATACTTATGTTCTTTTTATTGATCCCCATGTCAGCATAGACAGTGGATTTACCTAAAGGACTTTTAACACCAATTCTATCTTTTGAAGTTATGTTAACACTAAAGCCCAATTTAAAAGCAGCTTTATTGACAAGGTCCCAGAAGTCGGCGGTATCTGTATAAGGTATTAAATTTTCGTTGAAGAACTTTTCGATATCTAATGGCCGGATATGTCTCGCAGGCATTAATCTATAATAGATAGAATTGTATCTTCTACTCTTTGGGCTTGCTCTGGTGACCATTCACCTCCGCAAGCCGCAATTATAGATGCTGCAAAACAACTAAGGTAGTCATCCCGATGACACTTAACGCATCGGATACTACTAGAGGGTGTGAAAGCGATAACACTCCAGCCAGAGGCGTGGGAGGCATCCCGCTTACTTTTTATTTCCGCGATGGTGACTGCTGCGTTGCCATCACGCGATTCAATTTCTACTTCAGAGACTGTATTCATTTTCTTTGTTTGTTGAGGTCCAAATTAATAATCCATAATTGGGGGTGTGTCGATAAATAAGTTCAACTTTTTTCCACCCCTATGTTGCAGACCCTTCAGAGACAGAGGAATCTTCCTTAGCTGAGCCGTAGCTTGAGCCCGATGAAGAACTTGACGAAGAACTTGATGAAGAACTTGACGAAGAACTTGACGAAGAACTTGACGAAGAACTTGACGAAGAACTTGACGAAGAACTTGACGAAGAACTTGACGAAGAACTTGATGCTACGTAAGGGGTAAGCTTAAGAATGTTGCTTGCACGTCCGGCTGAGAAATACATGCTGTCGCCAGAGGTAACCCCATAGGTGTAGTAAAGAGTGTTAGGCGAACCAGACAGCGTAAGTATGTGGGAAATATCTTCGTAGCCAATTTCGTCAGTGGCAGGGTCGATCCACATTAAATAATCCTCATCCCACGGGACAGAGTAAATGCGACCGTCCGGTCCGAGGAGGGAGCTGAATGACTTGGACGTTGATGTTGCTGTGGTAGATATTAGTGCAGCGGGTAGTGGCAGCTCATAAGATCTGTCCGTAGCAGTATCAATTTTTAGGATCGAGTTCGCCCTTCTGGGCATCGCGTAAATGTTACCGGATACGGGGTCCACAGTTCCACCCGAATATTTAACGAAGTAAGGTGGTTTATTGTCAGCGTTGTAGGAGGATACGGGCGGCGGGAATTCCAGCTCTGTCGGCAAAGGTGCATTGCCCGTCAAGGCATCCACGCCCTCATTAGTTAATCCCGTTACTGGGTCGGTGATTAGGATTCGGCCTGCGCCCATTGGGGTGCTATACAGCTTTCCGTTTGGGGCCGCAGTGACTCCCCATTTCGAATCGTAATTAGCGCCGAAGGCATTATCTGTTTCCCAATTAGGTCGGGCAGAATAAATACCTCCGGTTCGCGCAGTAGTGTATTGGAGAGCAGGGTCGAGGGTTGAATTAGGATTAGTATCCGTGTTGGTATCTAGGCGGAAAATCTCTTTTAACGGCGCTTTACCACTAAACTGGGTCGAGTGTATTACGCCTGTTGTATCTAGGGCACCCCCCCTTAGCTGGTAAGCACTTCCCACAGTTGTGGCCGAGAGGCTGCTCCCACTTGTGTCCAAGATTAGCCAGCCTGATCCCTTGTGCGGGTTGAAATACATCTTCCCGTTTGGGGCTCGTAGACCATCAACCCATTTTTGGAGTGTTCCACTAGGGACCCCCAGTGTCATTAGGGATACGGCGGATACCGAGTCGTTAGTGGGGTCAATAACGAGGACGTTACTGTCCGCGTATGGTGCGCAATAAAGTTTACCATCAGCCCCCTCCACGATAGACCGCCACTTAATATCGTTACCAACCGGACTACCAGTGCTTAGTAGGTTGTAACCAAACGGGCCTGCAGCGGCGGAGATGCCCACGCTGGTAGAACTACTGCTGGAACTCGAACTACTGCTGGAACTCGAACTACTGCTGGAACTGGAACTACTGCTGGGAATGCTCATAACCAGACTAATAGTCTAGAATTAGAGCTGCGTCGAGACCTAAGCTTAACTTTTTTTGCTCCCCCTTATGTAGAGGGCAATCAGGTAGGCATCGATCATTCCGTCGTGGGGCTTTTTGCACCGCTTGCTCGCGAGCCAGTTCTCTTCTGGCTCAAGCGATATAGCCAATGCTAAAGCGAATTCTTTGGATCGCCCTTTAGGCATCCGGCCAAGCATCTTCTTTTGCCACTTGTGGACTGAGACTCGTTGTACAGGATACTGGTGGCTTTCGGCCATGCCAACTAGTTTGCCGAAGCTGATGGCCATAGACCTGACTGCTTGCGAACTTTTCGCGTGGGCTAAAGGTTCTTCAATGGCCAGCTCAAATGGCGTGTTGAGGTCCAGAAGCCACTGCTTTATGGTGCGGATGTCGATCTCCTTTTTCTTCGACATCTGGAGAGTCGGCATGCGAATCTTGTCGATGATTCTACCGTCGAATTTAGAGACCGCGCAGAGTCCGCCGTCGAGTCCATTGTCAATTCCTACGATCATTTTTGTCGGGGTTCCCGTTCGGGAATAAAATATAACTTACAGGTATTATTCGCGGTAGTATTCCCTGTCGGGAACATTATCGCGCTCGCGCTCTTCGGTGAGCAGAGCTTTAGCAAGAATAGAGTAGTTCACGAGATCCTCGCAGGCATCGTCAACTGACTCACCTGCCACCTTCAGCTCACCGTCGTTCACGAACGACTTAATGCGCATCAGTTTATCCTGCATCCTCAACAGGAGTCCGGTTACCGGATGGAGTCCTAGTGACCGCGCTGACTTAAAGTTGGCGAGAGCGTCGATTGTTTCAGCGCCCCCACAGTAGTCGGAGTTCTTGGCTCGCATGATACCAAGCGTTTTAGCGCATGTGTCTTCGTGGAGCTTGAATAAGGTTTCGGGTTTCATGGTTAAGCTAGTATGGAGTCGGCTCTGACGAGGAGACCGTCACCTTCCGCCGGAACTAAGACGCGGATGCCGCTCGGCAGCGACTGGAGGTATAGGACTTCGCGAGCGTTGGACGGGTTGACCCGATACCAAAGGCCGCCAGCTTTGCTGACTGAAAAGCGGAAGTCTGCGCCCTCATCAATTCGAGTGATGAAGCGGGGGCCTACTTCGGGGATTCTGTTAGGGAACATGTTACTTCTTCTTTGTTTTTGGTGTTTTATGAGGCACAACATCAGCGTCGATAGTGTTATTTTTCATTGCTTTTAAGGAGCCCTTACCTTTGTCTGCCATACTGTTATTTAGAATAGAGATGTCAATCTGCATTTTGCCACCACTGCCTCCAGCCCCTTTTTCGTTTAGGCCCATGTTGCGTCGGATTAGCTGATCGAGATCAGATAGCTCCTTCACGGTTCGCGGACCCTTAATCGTTTTTAAGGAATCGCGAAGCAGTTTGATTCCTGCTGCGGCAATGTAGTGCTGGTATTTGTCAGCTACGGTGGACTGCGACTCTGCAATTTCAGCGAGTGATATGTCTTCGTCTTCAGAAGCTTGCTTCTTGAGATCCCGAATAGCTGCGTCTGACATAGGCTCTAGTATGTCGTAAACTGTTTCGTCTAGTGCGCCTTCACTTTCTTTTTTGTGGATGCGTTTCAGCTCGTCTTTCGGCGTGTTCTTCACCAGCCCTCTAGGACGTGGGGGACATGAAGCTCGTTTAAACCATGTTCTAACCGTATTATAATGAACACCGTAGTGTTCCGCTACGGCGGTGTTAGACCACCCTTTCTTAATGAGGTCATAAGCTTCCTGTAAGTTAGGGTTCACCTTAAGTTGTTCAGCAAACAAAGCCTTGTCTTTGGGTTCCATTGACATTATTTATACTTAATATGCCTAAAGAAGCAGTAGGGGGCAAGAAAATTCTTGAGCCTCGCATTCATCCAGTTACTAAGAAGATGGATATTGGGGGACTCTCAATACCACCAACCAGTTTACTTACCGCGCTGCTCTACGGATTCGCGCACCACCCTAAAGTTCTGGCAAGGGAATATTATTTCTGGCGTGTGTGCGACGAACTCTGGAATCACGATGGATTGCCGGAACCTATGATGGTCCGTCATACTTGGGCAGAGCAAATGATTCGTGCTGCGCTGAATGATAAGTATCTTGCCATCGGTGGCTCCGCTTCATCTGGCAAGTCGCACACGATGGCTGCATGGGGGATCGTTCAATGGTTGAGCCAGCCACGAGACACGCTGGTCCTGATGACCTCTACCACGCTACGGGAAGCACGAAAAAGGATTTGGGGTTCAGTCATGTCCTTGCTCTCTGTGATTGAGGGTGCACCAATCAAGATTCGGGATTCAATTGGAAACGCGGCCTACGTTGACGAGCGGGGCATCCTCATTGAGCGTGCAGGGCTATCGTTGATCGCAGCGGAGAAGTCCAAGACGAGAGAGGCCATCGGAAAGTTCATCGGTATTAAACAGAAGAGGGTCATCCTCATCGGGGACGAGCTGTCAGAATTGTCGGAGGCTATCCTTAATGCGGGTCTGACTAACTTGTCGAAGAACCCCTCATTCCAGATGATTGGAATGAGCAACCCGAACTCGCGCTTCGACGCTTTTGGTGTGTGGTCTGAGCCTAAAAACGGTTGGGAGTCAATTGACACGCAGACTGCGGATGAGTGGAGGACGAAGTGGGGAGGTAAGTATATTCGACTCGATGGCGAACGCAGTCCTAATATACTGCTAGGTGAGGTTAAGTATCCTTGGCTACCCACCGCTGAAAAGCTGGAGGAGGACAGAATCCTTTT